TAGTACAAGCAGGTCAACGCTTCGCGTCCATCGCAGATGCACAAGTTGGCGACATGAACCAAACCGCTGCAGTCGGAACTACGGTCGCGTTATTGGAGCGTGGATCGCGAGTAATGTCAGCTATACACAAAAGATTATACGTAGGTTTAAAAGAAGAGTTTAAATTATTAGCTAATGTATTTAAAACTTACTTACCAGCTGAATATCCATATGATGTTCCAGGAGCCACAAGAAATGTTAAGGTTTCAGACTTTGATGACAGAGTAGATATTGTTCCTGTAGCTGATCCAAACATATTCTCACAAACACAAAGAATTAATTTAGCTCAAATACAATTACAACTAGCTCAATCAAATCCAGAAGTTCATGATCTATATCAAGCTTACAGATCTATGTATAATGCGATTGGTATTAAAAATATAAATGCAATTTTACCACCGCCAGTACAACCACAACCTTTAGATCCAAGTTTAGAAGAAATTGCAGCTATGGGTGGCAAACCTTTTCAAGCTTTTCCTGGTCAAGACCACAAAGCACACATTGATGCACATTTAAATTTTATGAAATCTAATATGATACAAAATTCACCTGCAGTTATGGCTGCTTTACAAAAAAATATATTGGAAAGAATTAGTTTAATGGCACAAGAACAAATACAATTAGAATTTCAACAAGAATTACAACAAGCTCAACAAATGCAACAGATGTTACAACAACAACCACAGAATCAACAGTTGATTCAACAAGTAACTCAGCTAACTCAAACGGTAAATGCGAGAAAAGCTGTGTTGATTGCTGAAATGACTAAAGATTATATGGATGAAGAACAAAAAATAATGGGTGAGTTTAGTGGAGATCCATTAATTAAGCTAAAAGCTAGAGAAGTTGACCTAAGAGCAGCTGATTTAGAACAACAAAAGAAAAATGAGAACCAAAGATTGAATTTAGACAAGGCAAAAGCACTTATGAACCAAGAAAACCAACAAGATAAGCTAGAACAGAACGAACAACTAGCAAAAATGAGAGCTGGTGTTACATTAGCTAAACAAGGTATGATGGATCAAAGCAAAGTTCACGATTTTGGTAGAAATTTTGGAAAAAAGTAGATATAATTAACCCTAGGAGATAAATATGACAAAAGATTGGCAAAGAGGTTCAACATTCATGGACAAAGACGTTAAAGTTGAAAAAGAACTTGGCGTTGGCAAAGATGGTTACCAAACAGGTGGTGTTACTATCGAAGCTACTGATCCAATGACATCACAAGTTGTAGATGTTAAAGGAACTAAAAGAATGAGAGCCGGTAAGAAACCAGTAAAAGCTACTTGGTACTAATATGGCTTGGTTTGGTCTAGCAAAAATTGCTTTACAAGCAGGAAGCAAAATTTACGCTAATAAACAAAAAACAAAAATGGCTATGTCTGATGCACAACTAATGCATGCACAGAAAATGGCTAGCGGAGAGGAAGCTTACCAAGGTAAACTTCTTGAAGCGAGACAAAACGATTATAAAGACGAATTTGTGCTCGGAATATTGAGCGCACCTATCATTGTACTGGCATGGGCAGTGATATCGGACGATCCATCTGCGATGGACAAAGTAAATATTTTCTTTGAACATTTTAGTAACCTGCCGAAATGGTTCACAAATTTATGGATACTTGTAGTTGCAAGTATTTTTGGTATAAAGGGAACTCAAATATTTAAAGGAGCAAAAAAATGAGACAAAACGGAGTAAGATCAAATGTTAGATTTCCATATGGAAAAGCTGGCATGAAAAAAGGTGGCAAAGCAAAGAAACAAGGCTACAACGCTAGACTTGATGAATCTTTAGGAGCTAGAAAAGGCAAAAAATCTCAAAGCTTAAAAGCTAGAAGAGATGAATCTAAAGGTGCTAAAAAAGCAGCTGGCAAAAGAGCATATTCAGCTGTATCAACAATGGATAAATAATTATGAACTCAAAACGAATGAACAGACTTGAAGAACTTGGCCGAGTAGATGCTGAAAAAGCATATACTAAAAAAGGCAAAAGAAATCTTAAAGATGAAAAGAAAAGAATCGTAAGAGAACTTAAAGATGGTGGTTCTATTTCTGTAAGAGACATTAATAAGAATGGTAAAAAAGATGGTTTTGAAATAGCTAGAGCTAAAGGTATGGCTAAAGGTATGGGTAAAAAACTAAAAATGAAAAGTGGTGGATTAGCTAAAAGAGGCAAAGGCTGTGAAATCAGATAAGAAGTGGATTCAAAAAGCAGTTAAGAAACCAGGTGCTTTAAGAAAATCTTTAGGTGTTAAAAAAGGTCAAAAGATTCCAGCTAAAAAGTTAAATGCAGCTGCGAAAAAAGGTGGTAAGTTAGGTCAACGTGCAAGACTTGCTAAAACCTTTAAGAAAATGAGAGGATAATGAAAGCAATAAAAAAAGTTAAACCAACATTAGGTTTAAAAAAAACACAAGAGTATAAGAGAAAACTAAAACTAAAAAGAAAAGGAAAAAAATAATGTCAAAAAAAGGATATAAAGAAGGTGGTAAAGTTTCTAAAGAAGTAAAATTTAGAAATAAAAAATCTAAAGACATTTTTAAAAAAGCAAAAGGAAAAGGAAAAAAATAATGGCAAAACGTGGACTATACGCGAACATACACGCGAAGAAAAAAAGAATCGCAGCAGGATCAGGTGAGAAGATGAGAAAACCTGGAGCTAAAGGAGCACCAACTGCAGCAAACTTTAAGAGAGCAGCAAAAACTGCTAAAAAACCTAAAAAGAAAAGATAATGAGAAAACAGGATAACATGCCTGCAAGAAATAAGAAAAATTTCAGATCTACAAAATCTGGAGCAGGAATGACTCGAGCCGGTGTCGCTTCCTATAGAAGAAAAAATCCCGGTTCTAAATTAAAAACAGCCGTGACTGGTAAAGTGAAAAAAGGGTCAAAAGCTGCAAACCGACGTAAGTCGTACTGTGCAAGAAGCGCAGGTCAAATGAAGAAATTCCCAAGTGCAGCGAAAGATCCTAATTCTAGACTACGTCAGGCTAGAAAAAGGTGGAAATGTTAATAGACGCACTATCAAAAAGATACGAAGCACAAATAGCAGAAGCAGAAGCAACATTAGAAATATATCTAGATCATTCAGTAGGTATTGGAGAACATCCTCAACACCTTGATGAAATGGATAAACTATTTGAAAAAATAGCAACAGCTAAAGAAAAACTAGAAGAGTTAGAAGGATGGAGAGGTGGAGAATAATGGATGATTTAATTATTATTGAAAAATTAAGAAGAAGAATCAATTCAACGCTAGAATCAATTCAAGTTACAATGATGACAGGTGGGGTTGACAATATGGAAAAATACAAGTATTTATTTGGACAGGCACAAGCCTATCAAATAACATTACGGGAAATCTCTAACCTGCTAAACAATAAGGAGCAAAATGACGACAAAGGAAACGTTATCGACATCGGAAATGGAAAAGACGGAAGTTCCGAAACACATTAACGCATTAGAAGAAAAATATAAGAACGAACCAAAATTACCTCCAGCCAAAGAACCATTAAATCCAGAAAATATTGGAACGGAAACAATTGATGAGTTACCAGAACCATCAGGATGGAGATTATTAGTTTTACCATTTACACCACCTGTAAAAAGTAAAGGTGGATTAATTTACGCACAAGAAACTTTAGACAAAGCTAGAATTGCAACAACATGTGGCTATGTTTTAAAAGTTGGACCGTTAGCTTACACGGAAGAGAAGTTTACAAGTGGTCCTTGGTGCAAAAAAGGAGATTGGGTTGTCTTTGCTCGTTATGCGGGTTCAAGATTACCAATTGAAGGTGGAGAAGTGAGAATACTAAACGACGATGAAGTTATAGGAACTGTAAAAGATCCTGAAGCTTTGTTGCATCATATATAACAACATAGGAAGGAACTATGCCAGAAAACGAAAAAGACATAAAAGCATCTGAAGAATTAATTGATGTCGGTGAAACAACCGGTGCTGAAATTAATTTAGATGATAAAGGTGAACCAGAAAAAGTGGAAGCACCTGTAGAAGAAAAACTAGAAGTAGAACAGGTTCAAGAAGAAGAAAAACCTGTTGAAACTAAAAAAGAAGAAAAAAAAGAAGACGAGCTAAAAGAATATAGTGATGGCGTTCAAAAACGTATTGCTAAACTTACTCGTAAAATGAGAGAAGCTGAAAGACAAAAAGAAGAAGCTTTAACTTTTGCTCAATCAGTAAAAAGAGATAAAGAAGCTTTAGAAAAGAAATTTTCTAAACTTGATAAATCTTATGTTTCAGAGTTTGAAAACAGAGTCACAACAAATATGGCTGCTGCAAGACAAGCTTTAAAAACAGCTATTGAAGCCGCAGATGTTGATGGTCAAGTTGCTGCACAAGAAAATATCGCAAGATTAAATGCTGATGCAGTAAGATTATCTTCACTTAAAGCACTTGAGGAAGAACAACCTAAAAAGGTTAACATAGCTCCTCAACAAGTAAGACAACCAGATCCGTATGGAAATGTACCAACTGATGCGAAAGCAGAAGATTGGGCATCTAGAAATGCATGGTTTGGTAATGACACTGCTATGACATATACCTCTTTTGATATCCATAAAACATTGGTAGAAAAAGAAGGTTATGACCCAAAATCTGACGAATATTATGAGGAAGTTGATAAAAGAATAAGACTTGAATTTCCGCACAAATTTGATAAGATAGATGACAAAACTACAGAAAGAGCAAAACCTGCTCAAAATGTAGCCTCGGCTACTCGTTCTTCTAGAACTAGTCGGAGAAAAACTGTCAAACTCACACCTTCACAGGTAGCAATTGCTAAAAAATTAGGTGTGCCACTAGAAGATTATGCAAAACAATTAAATATCACGGAAGGAGTATAGCATATGGAAAATGATAAACAAAAAACTTCACGTGCGAGTCAGACAAGAGTTAAAGAACAAAAAACTCAAACATGGACTCCACCCTCAACACTCGATGCACCACCAGCGCCAGCCGGTTACAGGCACAGATGGTTAAGAGCTGAATTACTTGGTACTGACGACAGTAAAAATATTGCGTCAAGATTAAGAGAAGGATTTGAATTTGTGAGAGCAGATGAATATCCTGAACAGAACTTTCCCACTGAAGACAAAGGTAAGTACGCAGGTATAATTGGAGTAGGAGGCCTTGTGTTGGCAAGGATACCGGAAGAAATCGCGCGTCAACGAGAAGCTTATTTTGCTAAGCAAACTAAGGAAAAAGATGACGCAATTAAGAACGATGTATTGAAGGAACAACACCCTAGTATGCCGATCAATAGTGAAAGGCAAACTCGTGTAACTTTTGGTGGTACAAAGAAATAACTATTTTATAGTAATTCCTATCCATCGAGTACATTAACTTAACAATAAAGGAAACAAACAATGGCAAACGCAAGTACAGTAGGTTTTGGCTTTAGAAGCACCATGACAGTTGGAAATACTCCGGCTACTCAAGGTCAATCAGAGTACAAAATCAAAAGTGGTACTGCAAAAGGCATTTTTAAAAATGACCCCGTCTCTATCCAAGATTCAAGTGGAGACCAAGGTTATATTCAAGATGCAGCTTTCGCAACAACAAGTGATGGAGGATCAGGTGGTCAATCTTTTGACAACTCTGGTCATGCACCTCTAATAGGTGTATTCAATGGAGCTTTCTACGTAGCTACAACTACAAAGAAACCGACATTTGCTAACTCATTTGTAGGCGGAACAACTTTCGCAGTTGACTACAACACAGGTAGCGCTGATGGTCTAGGTTTTGTGATCGACAATCCTTTCCAGGAATACGTGATCAAAGCAGACGCAGCAGTTACTCAGGCAATGTATGGAGATGCAGGATATAACTGCACTAATCAAGACGGAACATCAACTAACGTAACAGATGGTCAATCTTTGGTAAAACTACACATCTCGGGCGGAGCAGCTTCAACTAAAATGGTTAAGCTTGTTCGTTCGGCTAACGCACCAGAAAATAAAGACAACACTGCAGCAGGAGCTAATCAAATAGTGGTTATCTCAGGCGCATCTAATCTTTATAATGGTGATAATTAATCTAAATAGGAGTATATAAACAATGGCAATATCAAGAGCACAACTAGTTAAAGAACTAGAGCCAGGTCTAAATGCACTATTTGGACTTGAGTACAAACAATATGCTAACGAAGCAGCTGAAATATTTGACACAGAATCATCTGATAGAGCTTTCGAAGAGGAAGTAATGTTATCTGGTTTCGCAAATGCGGCAGTAAAACCTGAAGGTCAAGGCGTAACATTCGACGATGCGCAAGAAACTTTCACAGCTCGTTACACTAACGAAACAATAGCACTTGCTTTCGCGATCACTGAAGAAGCGATCGAGGACAACTTGTATGACAGACTAGCGTCTAGATATACAAAAGCATTAGCAAGATCTATGGCAAACACTAAACAAGTAAAAGGCGCAGCTGTATTAAACAATGGTTTCAATGCAACTTTCGCTGGTGGTGATGGAGTAGCGTTATTCTCTGCTGCACACCCTACTTTAAGTGGTTCATTCTCAAACACATTAGCTGTTGCAGCTGATTTATCGGAGGCTTCTTTAGAGCAGTCTTTGATCGACATCGCAGCAATGACTGATGAAAGAGGATTGAAAATTGCAGCAAGAGGAACGAAAATGATTATTCCACCTGCACTTCAATTCACTGCTGAAAGACTGATGAAGTCTGAAGGTAGAGTAGGAACAGCTGATAATGATATCAATGCAGTAAGAAACATGGGGATGGTTCCTCAAGGTTATGTAATTAATCATTACTTAACTGATACAGATGCATTCTTTATCAAAACAGATGTACCTAACGGTTTGAAACACTTTACAAGAGCACCTATCAAAACGACTATGGAAGGTGATTTTGACACTGGCAACGTAAGATACAAAGCTAGAGAGAGATACGTATTCGGATTCTCAGACCCTAGAGGTGTATTTGCTTCACCAGGAGTGTAATCGTTACAATAATTAAATTAAAAAGGGGCTTTCGGGCCCCTTTTTTTTATGGTATAAGAAGGGCAATCATGAAAAATTTTCTAGTTAATATCAGAGCATATGGGTATCATGCGCGTTTAGAGGTGACCGCAAATGATGATGCTGAATCTATTGAAAATTCAATAGTTGACAAACTAGGAGAAAAAGGTGTAAAATGGGAAAAAGACGGATTTACAAGTCAGTCTAAAAAATGGATAACTTTTGAGGAGATCCACGATGCAAAACTTAACAGACCTTTACAAAGTAAAAAGGTCCTTGGAGTTGAACTGGGAGCAGGAGCATCTTAAAGAGGGTAGATATACTCTCGATATGGTCAGAATAGACCATAAAATAAGAGAGGTCATAAGCGATATAAAAATGGCCGAAGCTATGAGAGCTCATCAGTCAAATAAAATTGAGGGTGCAGCACCCGAAGTATCAGTAGCTACTTAATAAAACGCTACATCGTCGAAATACGTACATTCACCACGCAATCCCTTGCACTCTATACAAAAATCATATATATTTTAAGCACTATACATTAATAACAACCAAGTAAATATAGACGCGTATAGTCGACATCCCTAGAGGACTATATTTACGTATTCTAGGAGGAATATAACATGGCAAACACAACATTTTCAGGACCGGTAAGATCGGAAAACGGTTTTGATATAATCAACAAAAATGCAACTGGCACAATAATTACTGATGAATCACTTCAA